TTGAATGTGCTCTCCATCTTTTTGAGTTTTGAGTAGTACTCCTTATCTTCGTCAAGATGGTCTTTTGCGATCTCTTTGGCTATCTCAGGATCATCGGTATGCTCCATTTCAACCGAGATTCCCATGTGCAGTTCTTTTGGGGGATAGTCCATATCCTCTCTTGTGTCTTTCTTTCCATTGGATTTAATATTGGCTTTAGAATAAGATGATTTTGGATATGCTCTCCTGTTCTCAGCCGCTTCCTCTTTTTCGGCAGCAGATTCCCATACCCCGTGTTTGTCGTAAGAACCCCGGAGTTTCTTTCTCTTTGTCGGTTCGCCCGCCTTCTTGTACTGTTCCTCGTCAATCGCCGGATCTCTCGGATCGTTCTTACTCTGTGCTGAACCCTGTTCATTCGTACCTAAATCGGTGTCAACATAAGAACCATCACCATTATACCTGCCCTCTTCAGTATCCCCCGGCTCCATCTGACCTTCCCCGGCTTGCTGACCGAGCATTGCCATCTGGTTTTCCATGACCTCGATTTCTAACTCCTCGATGTTGAGTTTGTACGAATCTGCATCCAGACCGGCAAGTTCAAAGGATGCTTTCATTGGGAAACCTGCTGTGAAGTACTGTAAGAAAGTGGATGCTTTGATTGAGTTTGTGGTGGATACCTTCTGTTCGTCGTCAAGGTCAATATCACGGATAAACTTGAACTTCCATGAGTTCCTGTATCCTTTGATATATGGCAGTATGTCTTTGTTGACCTTGCCTTCTATGAAGGTCATTAATGGGTAGAGCAATCTTGACTTTGTGATATTTCTTTTCACGTAAGCGGTTGCCCTGTTTTCCCCACCGCCCATAAACTCTTCAGGACTGAAACCCCACATAGCCCATACAAGTTGTGCGACAAACTTTTGACCTTCGAGCCATTGCATGTCATGTAACGACTGCGCCAGCGAAGTTACCTTTTCGCCGTTAACGGTGTGAATCGTTGAGCCGAACCTCTGCCATCCCTGATTGTTGGTTTTCAGTTCTGCTATCCTCTGCTTTAACTGCTGGACGGTGTGGACTTCCGGGTGTTCCCATACTATACTTGGCACAACGCCGTTCTCGAAAGTTTTGCCTGCCGCCTTGGTACTGTCTATTAAGTACTGTATCTGGTACTTCAGGAACTTGATGAAATCCGTACCGTATATTCCATCTGTCCTTGGGTACATCATACCGTAACTGATCTCTTCCGGTTGGAAGGGAATGTACACGCCCGTTCTTGACCGTTGCCAGAACCTCTCCGTGTAACCGTGTGACCACCACCCCTGATAACTCGGCTGTTGGTGGCTTGCGTAAGCACCGCCTGTTAAATCAACGGTGTTTGTCACTGGTACGTTGATGATGAACGGAACCCTGTCCTGTTCTCTCCAAAATTCCGTAGATAAGTAACATTTTATTTCGTTAACGAAACCACCCTTGTTAAAGGATTTTGTAATTACCGCCGCATCGTACCGTGTAAGGTCACGGATGTACATGGCAAGTATATCGGGAAAAGCGTCCTGCGGGTTTGGCGTTTCAAAAAAGTCAAGTGCTTTCTCAACGGGTTCTCCGTCTTTATTGTCTTTTATTGTCCACTGGACTGACCGCATATAGTCCATCATGGCTTTTTCACAGATTGCGTAGTAGGCGTTCCTTGCAAGTTTATCGTTGTCTGATTGTACGAAATCGTCACGGTAGATACCGAGCGTATTGTAATAGTTTGAGATGGTGTGGATTGCTCTCCTGTTGGCTTCTGTAACGGTTACGTCCACCACCTTTTTGTTGTCAATGTAAACGTCTGTCGAACCCTCATAGAATGATGGTTGTACGTGCTGGCTCTCTCCTGCTGCCTTCATTAATATAGACTGTATGACGGCTTCATTTTCAAGGAGTTGTATATCGGTGGGTCTTTCCGGAGGGAGACCATTGGATATGCCTCTTATTGGTACTCCATTCATGTCCCGGTCTGGTAATGTGCTGGCTGCACTTTTTACAATTCTATCGTCCAGAGTAAGGAAATCTTCTTCGTTAAAAGGAGTTTTTGATTTTTGCAGGAATCTCATACCATAAGATATTGCTCGAACTATATTAAATTAATCGTCTGGATTATTCCAGTCTATTATCTGGTCTTTGTCGTCGTAGTAGTTGGCGAATACCTCTTCTTCATTCACCGGTACTGGTGTATCGTATCCACCTGGCACACCCACGACCTTTGCTGAATTTCCCCTACCTAATCCCCATGCACACAGGGCTGATGCTATCACTATATCATCGTGCTGACCGTCCGGGGCGCAGTACCGTATGTTCCCAAACTGCGTCTGCTCGTACCCAAATATCTCAAATTCGTGTTTAATCTCAGGAAGATTGGGTATTCGTATGTCTGCATCGTCTATCATCTTCATCAAATTCTCAATCGCCTGTTTCTTTGTCTGAAGAGAGAACTTGAACGCCCTGACCGCACAGCCCTGTCTTTGTAAGTCCTCAACAATGGGATCGCCTACACCAGTGGAATCTATGTACATTGTGCAGTCATTGTACCTTTTGAGTGCTGACGCTATCCTTACCTTCTGGTAATCCCAGTCGAGTTTGTTGAACCTCTCGTAGTAAACGATTTTGTTGGTTTCGAGGTCTGCTATCATCAAAACTGTGAAGTCCTGATACTTCCCTAAATCACCCCCGCCTATATAGAAATGCCCTTCCTTTGGCTCTTCAAGACACGGTTCAAGTACCCGGCTAAGATTCCTGAACACTTCCCCGCCACTTTCTATGAACTCCGCTAATATCTCCTGCTTATACATTAACTGCGGTAAATCTTTAGTCATTGAGATAAATTCATTCGGGTCAAGAAACTGGTTGTCCATGCTTGGATACTGGTACGAACGGTAGTCGTTGTCTGACGATGCCGTGTTGAACCTTGGGTCTTTCATGAAAATATCATAGAACCAGTTCTTTCCCTTAGGTGTACTTGGAAAGATACACTTGCCTTTCCTATCCCCTAAAGCCGGTCTCATGTAATTCCACGCTGCTATATCACACATGCTGGCTTCATCAAAGACTATTAAATCCAGACCTCTCCCAACCAACCCCTGCGGGTTATCAGCACTCTTAGCCCATATCCGACTGCCATTCCGTAACTCAATCAACTTCTTGCCTTCAAAGATTTTATGTACCCTGTCCTTAGGCAGATGCTCAATCACCATCTCCCACAGTATATCGGTCTGCGGGAACGTAGGCGCAACTATCCAGATGTTCTGCTTCGGTTGGGTGAGTGCCTGATATATGACAACAAATGCACACAAATAAGTTTTTCCAAATCTCCGGCCACATGCTATAACCAAGAACCTTGCAGTCTGGAACGAGTTGAATATCTCTAACTGCTTCTCATGCAGGTTAATTTCCAGACTTGTCATGTCTATTCACCAAATCATCTAATATAGGACTGCTAAACAAACTCTCCGGGTCTTGCTCGGCTTCAGGAGGGTTATTTCTCTTCTCAATCAACTTTACCGCTTCAGCTTCCAGTCTTGCCTTAGACTCAGGAGAACACCTGCCCTTTTCACTTATCCGTACCTCTTGCGCTCCACCACCCGGCGTATGTAACTGCCTGACCGTAATCTCCAACGGTTCCTGTGAGTTTATCTGAGTACCCTTCTCTCCATAGACACTCCGATGAAACTTCATTAATGTGTCAGCATACTGCATACGTTCCTTATTGTCATTCCCAAGCGTAGTAGAAGTAATGAATAACGCTCCCCTAATCTCATTCAGTAGTCCTTCTTCACCATTCAAAAACATATTCTCTATTCTTCTCTTTATCGCAACAGGAGCATCTTTCATCTTACACAAATACTTGGTCGTCTTGATTACCCCAAACTTAGTATTCCTCTCCTTAACCACCGGGCTGTCCATAGACAACGGTAACATCGGACATGAATCGTAAAACGGACACATGGCATCACAATACTTCCTTGCCCGCATATACGAGGCTATCGCCTTCATGGGAGACTCAGCAGCAGTTACTTTACCACCCTTCCTCCCATCCTCCCCGGTTAATACAAAGTTGTGTCTTGGGTCTCTTTCTAATTCATCCATGCAAAGTCTTTTTATGTTACTGATATATAAAGTGTAGTATGGAAAAACGCGAACTAAAAG